AACTAAAGGCCGAGGTAGTTCCTCGGGGAAAGACATATATGGCAAATTTTTCAGATTTTAAAAAGAAGAGTAAGAACTCAATCGCAAATTTAACTGAGCGTCTTGACAAGATGAACGCCAAGGATTCTTATAAGGATGAAAGAATCTGGAAGCCGGGAATCGACAAGGCTGGAAACGGCTATGCAGTGGTTCGTTTCCTACCGGAAATCGAAGGAGAAGAAACGCCATTCGTGGCCGTTTACAGTCATACCTTCAAGGGCAAGGGTGGTTGGTTCTACGAGAATTGCCCTACGACCATCGGTGAAAAGTGCCCAGTCTGTGCAGCAAACACGGAACTGTGGAATAGTGGTATTGAAGATGATAAGAACATCGCACGTAATCGTAAGCGTAAGCTGACTTACATTTCCAATATTTTGGTTATTGAAGATCCTGCCAATCCTGAGAATAAGGGAAAGGTCTTCCTTTATCAGTATGGTACTAAGATCTTCCAAAAGATTCAGAGCCTCGCCCATCCAGAATTCCAAGATGAGGTTGCGGTAGATCCTTTCAACTTCTGGACTGGCGCAGACTTTAAGATCAAGATTCGCAATGTGGGTGGATATGTAAACTATGACCGCAGCGAGTTTGCATCGCCAGCACCACTGTTTGGTGGTGATGACAAGAAGCTTGAAGAAATTTGGAAGAAGCAATATCCATTAAAGCCATTTATCGATAAGAGCCAGTTTAAGAGCTTTGACGAACTGAATGCTCGCTTTAAGAAGTCTGTTGGTGATGATATCCGTGCTCAATTTACTGAATCCAGTAGCATTGAAGATGATGTTGAGGAAACCAACATTACGGATGTAGAGGAAAAAGATCCTCTAAAGTATTTCTCCGAAATGGAGAATGATTGAAAAAAGCCCCCGAAAGGGGGCTTTTTTTATACCCAATTTGGTAAGTTTTTCATTTGATTTATTTTTATATCAAATATAAGATTACTTGGTTCTACTGTAGGTCTTTCTTCAAAATTATCTTTTTCTCTTGGATGTAACCACTTACCGCGTCCAGAATTTTCTAAATTGTTTATACTATTTCCCATAGAAACAATTTGTTCTTCCAATCTTTCAGTTTTTTGCATTATCAATTCTGGGCTTGGGGCAACATTAAATTGTTTTATAGTTTCTGAATAATTTGGTAATTGAACGGATGCATTTTCAATTACGGTATTTTCAAATAAAGTTGATTCTGGAAGTTCTACTTTTGGTTGTTCAGTAATTTCGTTTACAAAATTTGTTTCAAAATTTATTTCTTGTGCGTTTTGTTCTACAAATGAATTTTCATTTAGTATTTGTTCTGAAGATGTTTCAATTATTGTATTTTCAAAATTAATTTCTTGTAAACTTGGTTGTATATTTTCTGTTATTAATTCTGGAGAATCTATTGTGGAAGATAATAATTGATTTTCAACAGGACTAGGATCTAGAACGCCACCAACATCAGGTGTTTGATTACTTTCAAAATTGATAATTGGGGCCATCAATTGTTTTTCTGCATCAATATCAATTGAAAAATTTTCTTCATTCATTAAATTCTAAACTCCTTTGCCATCTGTTTTTCTGCAAGACTTTGTTTTTTCTTTTCCTCATTTGAAATTAATATAGTCATATACACTTCTCTTTCCCAAGGAATTAGATTTTCTATTTCTTGTATAGACCAGTTATATTGTGTGATCAAGGTAAAGTTAGACGAATAATAATCAGTTAAATCAAAAAACTTTACCGATAAGTAAAAAAATTGAGAATACCCGTCACTTTCTTTTTTTCATTGTTTATGTCAATTAATGCACACAATTGAGGTTCGGAATTTAAAAATTCTTCAAATTTATTTCCAACTTTTAGTGGTAAATTTTCTAAAATTTCTTTTAATTCGTCAGTTAAAAATTTATTGCATTCATATACTTCATTTTTTATTGAAACGCTTTGAATGCTAGCTTTCATTAATTCGTTTTTATCAAAAGATTTTAATTTTAAAAGTTGTTTTACCTTGGGTGTTTTTAAAGATAAAACAATATCTGATCCGACTGATATTGTTTTTTCTTGAATCTGACCAGAAAATGTTATGTCATTTATATTTAATTGAACTTTTTGATTGTTAAATATTAAATTTAAATTTTCATCAACACTTTTAGATCTTATTTGAAGAAACAAATATTCTGCGTCCAAACCAGTTAATTCTGTTACATTTAGATTTTCGGTATTTTCTTTGATGATATCAATCATAGTAGAAAATGCTAAATGTTTATTTTGTTCTTGTAAAATTATTGCAATATTTTTTGCATCTTTTATTTTAAATGGTGTAAAATACACTTCCTTTTTACAAATTGGCAACACACATTTGTATTTTGGAAAACTTTCACGTATCATTTTTAAAACTGTCATCACCTGTCTCCTATGTTGTATTCTCTATAATTCATTAAAACTTGATATTTTAAATATTCATTTTGTTGCATCATATTTAATTCTAAAGGAAGAGCTTCTAACGGATATACTTCATAAAAAGTTAAAACACGATTTATATTTCCATTTAAGTCTAACAATTTTAACTTTAATCCACAATTTTTTACTATGGTATCATAAAATTCTAATTGATATGGCCCTCTAGGTCTCTGAGAGGATCCTCCTCCTCCACCACCGAATCTTGTACCAGAATAAATTTCATTGAACCAAGCATCAAAGAAATTTATTATAAAATTATCGTGTGTTACAGGAAAAGTTAAAAGAATTCCTCCAACATATTTTTGTGATCTGGGCACAATTCTGCCGGGGCCATAACCCATTAAATTATCTGCTAGACCATCTATTGATCTTGCTCCAGCATTTATTCCCAAGGAAATTAATTCTGTCTCTGGAATTTGTGGAATTCGTGCAGGCAATCCAAAAAAAGAAACAGAATATCTATTATCTCTTTGTAGACCGCCGTGTCTATTAAAAAAGTTTTTAATTTCTAAAATTGAATTTTGTGGATTAGACATTTGCGAATATCTCTTTTTCTGTTATTAGTTTAAATTCAAAGTTATTTTTTTTACAATAGTTTTCAGCAGCTTTCCATTTAGAAGAATTTATTATCCATGTTATTTTTTCTTTTTTGGAACAATTTTCTTTTAAGAATGTTTGTTTTTTTGGTTTAACTTCAATCAACCATGTTTTTACATTTTCATTTGTTTTAAATTGTACTAAAAAATCTGGATAATAATTGTGCATTTTATTATCCAAAGGATTTAAATATGGAATTGATATTTCTTCAGATGACCATTTTATGATGTTAGAATTTTCATCAAAAAATTTACAAACAGATCTTTCCCACAGGGAACGGCAAACTATTGCCCCAACATCTCCTATGTATTTTTCTTTGTTTTTTGGTAAAAATTTAGTTTTGTAAGCCATTAAAAATATTTAGCTAATTTGTCTAAATATTATAAATGGGTCTTTATTACGAATATCCTTCAGGTCAATACGCTAACGAACAACCTTTATGGTTGAATTTTTTTGGTGCACCTTATTCCCTTGTCAATACGGAAAGAACCAGATCTGGAGTAATATCTCGTTCTTCTGCTTTTGGTGGTCATATACGGCTTCCAATGCCAAAGGAACCGGGTTATCAGATACAACACGAATATGGAGAGAGCAACAGCAATCCAGTAGGCCCCATATTAACAAGAGCAGGATTAGCTAACAGTGGTGGGGTTGGTGTTAGTGGAATACTATCAATGGTTGCTAGAATGGCTGCTCCAGCACTTTCTTATTATGAAAGGGTGTTTGCGACATCAACTTATAGAAGGTTTAGCAATATTGCTGAAATGTCTATGATCTCTGAAGGAAGAAAGCAATATTATTTTCAATACGTTTTAGTTCCAAAAAATCAATTTGAAGCGGATCAAATAGAAGGAATTTGCGGCACATTTAGAAAAGCATCCTATCCAACTGTAGCAAATGGTTTGCCTGAAAGATCTTATCCTCAAAATTTATGGACTCTGGTAGTTACATCTGGTAATGGAGTTGCTATTGGTGGAGAAAGAAATTTGACTGCAAATTGGTTAGGCGAACCTCTTGTATGTGTATTAAATACTGTTGTTGTTAAAAAGAATGATGATTCAGATCCAATAATAAGGTATTTACCAAATGGAGCATCTTCTGTAACATTGTTGGGCTTACAATTTACAGAATTTGAAACTGGAACTTATGTTCCATCAGTAAATGCAGTTTGGTCTAAGTCTGAAATATCTGCTGGAAGAAATTAATATGAAATATTTTGAAAATTTACCAAAAATATCTTTTGAAACCACGATAGGTGAATTTCAAATAAGTGATTTTTTTACTTATATCGATTCATCTAAATTAGACCCACCAGATTCTTCAATAACATTTGATGATAAAAGCACACTCATAGAAGCGTCATTTCAAGTTTATGAAGATCCGGACAGTTTTTGGATATTTGTTTTAGCAAACAATAATTTTAATCCATTTTTAATTAATCCCATTAATACAGAAATAGCAAAAAAAGAAATAGAACCCAAGTTAAATGTAACTTTTTCCGGTGATACCGCAGGCACAACAGCATATGTTTTTCCAAAGGGAAGTATTATTTTAAATCAAATTTCAAATAGTGGAAATTCTGCTTCTTACTCTTCAGTTGGAAATTTTGATTTAAATGGCGCATTTACTATAGTAGATGAAGATTTTTATTATTCGGATAGCATGTTTGTAAAAGAACAAAAGCAAGGAACCGCGCTAACTTCTGGTACAACTGGATCAAACTATGTTGTAATATATCCGGGTACAGGTGGTAATTATGAAATACAAAAAAATTTAGTAAATACAGTAACACAGCCTGCATCAAGTAAACCAGCGTACAATTTCAATCCAAAAACTGGTAAAGTAGTTTTAGAGCTAAAATTTACAGGTGGTAGAGGATCAAAAGGCGACATCGATAAAGGAGTCGAAGAACCAAAATCTGAAGGTGATCTGGAAGAGACATCTGAAGTTACTTTTGAACAATTAATAACTGAAACTCCAAAAATTATAAAAGCGTACCCAATAGATTCAATAGGATTGTTAAAATCTTCTTTTATTACGGCTAATTATATTTGATATGGCAAACCGTTCTCCACGTTTTAATCCGGCATATTCTACTATTAGTTCTATTATTTTATACAGTTCTTCTGCAACTGGACAGCCGATTGACATAACAAAACAAAATATTGAATGTTTATTTGAAAGAATAGAACTAGTAGAAGATGTTACAGATCTTTTGCCAAAAGGTGTAATTTTAGTACAAGATAAACTTGACATAGTTTCTCGTTTATTACAATATAAAATAGATCGAATCAAAATAGAGTTTTTTAATAAAAATTTTTGGATATTTGAAATAACTGGTGTTTCTTATTTAAATAACGCTGCCTCAGACACTGAACAAAATTTTGTTGGAATATATTTTACCAATTTGTATTATACACACATACAAAAAAAATCTCTTGTCAAAAATTTAAATTTAAAACATCCGGAAGTATTTAAAGTAAATGATTTTGTAAAAGAAGTAATTAAAAAAGATTTGCAGACCGCGATGAATGGTGTAACCTATGCGGTTGGTAATGGGTTTAATACATCAAATTTTGGTATAACTGGATATAACGATTTTGCATCAAATTACATTTTATATAAACCATTAAACACTATATCAACAAGAGAACAAGTAACTAGTGACAATTCATTACAATATTTGAATTATGTTTCAGAATATTCCGTAGGTGATAAGCAAAAAACAAATGAAAGCATAAGCAATGTGGGCTTGCCTAATTTTATGCTTTGGACTGAATTTGATGGATCCGTAAATTTTAAATATTTTTATCGGGTTCCATCAAATGACCCCAGTTTTTCTACTATAGACAGAGATTTTAGAAATCTTGCAATATATGATGGCGATGATGTTATTCGTAGATTCAATGATAGAAAAGACTATCGAAAATGTTATGCCTATGTAACAAACCCCAGTTTTCAATTTTTATCTAAAAATTTTTATTATATTAGAAAGACTCCTAAATTTTTAGATAGTGTTCCTTCTAATCTTCCTATGGATGGGGTATCTTATGGAAATTATACTACAACTGCTCTCACATTTCAATTTCAAGATGAAGGTCAAAAATATAATATTGAAATAGTGGGATCTTCCGGCGCAACATATGCTATTGAGCAAGCAGATCAATTAATTTATGATAAAAAGTGGGGATTTTATGATTCTCTGGATGCTGTAAATGGAGAAAATTTTATAAATCACCTATCAAATAATCCGGGAATAGAAAAAAATATAGCAAATTTAACATTTATGGGATTGACAGGCATTATGCCGTTTATTGACAGCACAGACATATGGAAAAATATGTTTGATATGACAGAAATACATCCACATTATCCAAATCACTTAGAAAACAATAATATTTCTATTGGGGGTACAGCTTCAAATCTTTCAAAGGTTATGAAGATTCGTTATGATGCTTTTAAACATACAATAGGAAATGAAGAAAGTCGTTTAGAAAAAATCAGAAAAATAGAATTGCAAAATTTTGTAATGTATTCGCTTTGTTGTATGGGCAAAGAAGAAGATAGCTTTTTTGCTGCATTATTGAAATATGAAATAGACAATAAAGCAACACAAACATTAAACGATGCTAAAAAATATCGATATCAATGGTCTAAAATTAAATTTAATAGCCCTTATGGTGCTAGTGGTCCAACTGGAGCAAGTGGATATTCTGGATCAACATATTATTTCCATGAATTAGAAAAATGGGAATTGGACGCATCACTTCAATCTGGATTAACGCAAGACGATTCTTGGGCAATAAATTTAAATGAACGTGGTTTGTCTGGAACATATCTGCCACCGGGATGGCATCCGACTTTATATGGTGGATTTAGATACAGACCAATAGGTGCGAAAGCCACATTTGGTAACAGTGGTGATATATACCACATAGTAAAAATGCATAGAATACCACTTGAACAACTTTTGGTTGAAAGTGGAAATACCGTTTATGCAAATTATGAGGGACAATATTTAAATTATTTTTGGGCAGAAAATGTTGTAGATGGAGATTGTCAATGAGCGATCAAATAAAAATATATGGTTCAAACAATAGCAAAGAAGCAAAATATTCAGTAACATCGAAGGGTGTTTATGAATGTGCTAATGCACAATTAACAAGAGGTGCAACGGGAACCCCAGCTTCAATATCGGAGTGTTTTAAAAAATTTCCAGAAATTGAAGATTTAGCTAAAAGTTTAGGTTTTTTACAACAGGTTGGAGAAGAAGAAGGACCAGTACCAGAAGGACAACAGGGACCGGGTGAACCAATTCCCGTATATGGCTACACTCTGTGGACTGGAGCAAAACCAATAGAATTCGGAGAATTTCCGACTAGCGAAGATTTAGAAAAAGATACTTTATTTGATGATATGTCATATGAAGGCCAATTAGTAAAAGGCCCAACATATGAAAATTTTTTAGGAGAGGATTGGTTGGGATGTCTCTGGGGCAGTCCTCATGCACCTTATAGCACAACGTGTCCTGATATTAGACAAAACTATGAAGCATATTTAAAATTAAGATTAAATGATGCAACATTTTGGAATACTCCAAAGCAAACACCAGTAAATCGTGCAGAATTTTTAGAAGCATTCAAAAGCAGTAAAAAATCCATGGTTACTGTTGCTGGTGATTTTAATTTAAAAATTGGACAACTTGTTTACTTAAATGTCAATAATGCCAGCGGATATCCTTATAACAATACAAATTCATTTTTGACTGGATATTATTATATAATTGGTGTTAAACATGTTTTAAGTTTAGGAACACACGAAACGTCATTAACATTATCGCAAATAGCAGATTTGACTGGTGTTTATGTTTAACATAAATATTTAAAATGCCGATTAAAGATTTTTCTATAACTCTAAAAAAAATAAATACCAGCAATAATAAAAAAGATATTTCTATTGTTACTGGATATAATGCAATTGCTCAATACATAGAGCATATTGCAAAAACTCAAAAAGGTGAACTTACTAGTGATAAAAATTTAGGATCAGATTATTTTAATTATATTTTTGATGGAAAAGGAAATATTCCAGTAATGGAAGTTAAATTAGCAGCAGAAATTACTTCAAAAATACCAAATATTACAAATGTTGAGGTAAAAGTTATTAACTTTACAGAAACAACTTTACAATTTGAAGTATTGTATACTGCTTTTAATGGTATAAATAAACAAAACAGAGCAGGGTGCTTTATTGAGGTTGACATCTAATGGCATATAATTTACAAAAATTGAATGTAGCTTCTTTGGACTTTACAGATATTAAAGATTCTTTAATAGCTTTTTTAAGTCAACAAGAAGATTTAAAAGATTTAGATTTTACCAATAATGCTAGTGCAGTAAACATGCTATTAAATATTTTAGCTACTGCAACAGCATACAATGGAATTTATGCACAATATGGTTATTTAAATTCTTTTGAAACTACTTCAACTTCATTAACAGCATTGCTGGGAATTGCTTCAAATCACTGCACTCTTTTGGAACCAACTAAAACTGCAAAAACAAAAAGAACCGTTATTGCTGGTGTGACATTAGAAGCATATGATGTATTTACTTCTGTTTCACCAAATGGTTCAGAAGTATTTTTCTACAACAAAGAATCAATGGCTCCAAATACGACAGCATCAATTAATTTTTATGCTGGTAATTTGATTTCTTATACAGATTATAATTATGAAACACAATCAATAGAAATTCCTTATACAGTAGATCCAGAAACAATAACTTTTGAAACTATAGAAGTTGGTTCAAATGTATCAGAAGTCTGGACTCAGGTTAGTCGTTCATCAAAAGATTCATCTGGTTCCCAAAACCATTATTCTGTTATTAATGGGAATCTCGGTTATATTATTACAAATAATATTCCAACTGCAAAAGAAATAACTACAAGTTATAAGGTTTTAGTTACTGCTATTCGTTCTAACGGAGATGTTGGAAACAATTGCATTTTACAAAATAAATCAGGAATTGTATTCGGTACAACTGATCTTCCTTCCGGTGGTTATGACACCCTATCTTTATCAAAAGCAAAATCTAAATTAAAATTTAGAGCAACTTCTATTGAAAGATGTGTTACAAAAAATGATTTTAAATTAGCAATAAATTCTTCCGATATTGCTGGTACAGAAACATTATCCAATATTATTGTAAATGATGGAGACACCCCCGGTCAAATTAAAGTATATGTAACTGGCATGGATTCTTCTCTAGAACAAAAATTGTTGGATTATCTTTATGAAAAATCTGTTGCTGGAATTTCTATAAAATATAGTTTATGATTTTACTTTTAAGCAATCTTCCTGTTTCCGAACAAGCAAAAATTTCAGAATTAATTCTGAAAGTAAAATCTGCATATGGAACTGATTTTTTTGATGTAGATGGGGAAAGATGGTTTGGTGATAATATCACTGTAGAATCTTTATTTCCAAATTGGATTTTAAAAAAATATGAAGAAGACCCGGATAACGTTTTAATAGTTTCAATTGTAAAAAATTATTTAAGATGGTTGTTTAGCATAGAATATGGTTATGGTGCTCAGTTGAATTGGGAAACAATTCGTGTTCCAATTTATATGAACGAAATATTTTTATTAGCTTTGGCTGATTTTTATTTTCCGGGTTCAGATTTTGATGCTTCACCATTAAAAGAAGTTTTACCAAATATAAGAAAGTTTTCAATAAAATGCCCAATTGAGTATTATCCAATAAAGGGCACACCAGCAGCCATTAAATATCTTGCAACCACTCTTTTAGGAATACCTTGGAATAAAATTTATATAGAAACACCAAATTCTGCGACAATTGGTATAAAAGTAGATACTCAATATTATTCTTCATTTATAGAGTATGATTCATTTATGAGAGAGTTCGTATATCCTGCTGGAATTTCTGTTATTATTGGGAGTGTTACCTTATGATTAGTAAAATGATTTCTCTTGCTATGGCTTATGCTTCAAGAGGAATAACTAATAAAAAAGTAGATATCGATATTAAAAAATTAAGAGTTTTGTCTTGTTTTGGTAACGATACTATTAGTCCTTGCGAAAATTTAAAACAAAGCAAAATCCCGAATCGCCATTATTGTGGTGCATGTGGTTGTGGTGATAAAAAGCACACATGGCTTCTAGGAGAAGGTGATGAATATTCAAAATTAGATTTTCCAAAACTTGGATGCCCATTAAAAATGCCCGGTTTTATTAATTATGATCCAAATTTTATAAATGAAAGAAAACAAATTATAGAAAATTTAGATCCAGAGAATATTCAAATAACTGAAATTACTATAAAAAAAACTTAAGTTATTTTTAAAAAATAAACACTGTCAAATAAAATTATATAAAATTCATAAATAATTTTATGGCAGTAACCACAAGACAAGAATTTATTGATTATACGCTAAGACATCTTGGTCATCCTGTTATTCAAATAAACGTAGATACTCAGCAAATTGAAGACAGAGTGGATGAAGCTTTAGAATATATGTACGAGCGACATTTTGATTTTAATCATCGTGCTCTATATGTTTATCAGGTAACAGAAGAAGATATTGCTAGAAAATCTTTCGACGTAAGAACTTTTGGAAATGCAATGGGGGCTCAAGAAAGAACTTTTCCAGATGGTTCTACCGGAATGTGGCCAATTGCTGCTGACATTAGAACTATAACCAAGGTATACGCTCCAAGTCATAAAGTCGGTGACTATATGTTTGATTTGCGATATCAAATGACTTTATTTGATTTTTTTGGTTTGTACTTCAATCAAAGTGGTTATCCAATGGGTCCTATGGCATCATACATGCAATCGATGAGCTATGTTGAATTGATTAATGATGTATTTAATTACCCGGTATCATTTACTTACTCTAAAGCAACAGATAGGTTATTTTTAGATACAGATTTTACAAAATTGACTAGCTCTAGGTATTTGATGATTGAAGCCTATGTTAAAATAGATCCGAACCAATATCCTAAAATTTGGGAAGACAGAATTTTTAAACTTTATTTTGCCGCTTTACTAAAAAAGCAGTGGGCTCAAAACTTAATGAAATTTTCTGGCGTTCCTCTTCCCGGTGGAGCCCAATTAAATGCTGGTGCTATCATGGCTGATGCTACAAGAGAATTATTAGAAATTGAAAATACATTATTAAAAACCCACGAATTACCACCAGATCCGTTAATAGGATAATAAATGGCAACAAACCCATATATAAATTTAACCAATAGACATTCAGAACAAGACTTGGTTGAAGATATAACTGTAGAAGTTATACAAGCTATGGGTCAGGATTGTTATTATATTCCAAGAAAATATTTTGTTGTAGATAAATTATTTGGCGAGGACCCCGGTTCTTCTTTTGAAAAAATTTATACAGTTGAAATGTATATTCAATCCTTTAAAGGATTTGATGGCACAGATATCATTACACAATTTGGAATAGAAATTAAAGATAAAATTACTCTATTAGTAGCAAGAAGAAGATTTAGAGATCAGGTAACCAATCAAGATCCAACTGTAATAAGACCAAGAGAAGGAGATCTTATATATTTTCCTTTATCAAAATCTTTATTTGAAATAAATTTTGTAGAACATGAAAATCCCCTTTATCCATTAGGAAAACTTTATTCTTATCAAATTACTGCAGAACTGTTTACATACAGTTACGAAAAAATCGATACTGCAAATTCGTCTGTCAATACACCATATACTTCTACAAAAGGTCTTTCTGGAAGTACTATCATTCCAAAGAATAATATTTTAGGCACAACAGCTGGCATTAATGACATTCTTGAAACAGAAGCTCAAGGATATACATTTGATCCAAATGATCCGTTTGCTGTGTGTGATAATACATGATAAGTAATATAGAATATGTTTGATTATTTTTATAACAACAATATTAGAAAGACCGTAGTAGCATTCGGTTCATTGTTCAATGATATACATGTAGAACACACAAATCCAGATGGTGGTAATAATTTAAGAATTCGTGTTCCTATTACATATGCTTCACAAGAAAAATTTATTCAAAGATATTTGAATCCCTCTTCTATTACGGATGGGACAAGAATTGAAAATCAATTGCCAAGAATGAGTTATATTATGGCAAATATAACACCAGATCCAAGCAGAAGAAGAGGTAGATTTTCACCGACCGCTGGAAAAACTGTTTCTGGACAAAATTGCGTAGATTCTGGTAGCTTTGTTTATAACGAAATACCAGTAAATTTAACTTTTAATTTATACATTTATACCCGCCACACAGATGATACTATGCAGATTGTGGAACAAATTATGCCATATTTTGTGCCCGATCATATTATTGAGCTGGATATGAATGAGGTAAACACAAACGTTCAAATTCCAATTGTAATGGCTACAAATAATTTAAGTGAAAGATTTGATGGAGATTTTGGAAATAGAAGAATAAACATTTCTTCTTTCAGCTTTATTGCAAAAAGTTATATTTTTGGAAAAATTGTATCAACAACTACAATTAATACTAGTGGTATTACGTTAGATTTTAAAAATGAATATCAATAAAAATTTAGCTAACTTTTTTTCTGTTCCTGAACACAAACCACCAACTAATGATAAAAATGCTGGTGGTACATTTGATTCAGCAAATTTTCAAAAAGATTATCAAATAGTACAAGATAATTTAAAAAATTTAATATCAAATGGAAATGTAGCATTAGAAAGTGCTTTACGGGTTGCAACTGAATCTGATAGTCCAAGAGCATTTGAAGTTGTTGCCATATTATTAAAAACTATGGCTGATTTAAATAATAATGTATTAGATGTTCATAAAAAAGCAAAAGATACTACAGGAAGTAAAGTTGAAATAAAACAAACAAACAATTCTGTGTTTGTTGGTTCTACTAAAGATTTACAAAATCTTTTAAATAAAGAACGAAGTACAGAAAAAAATGTTATAGATGTTGAGGTTGTTTCAGATGAACAAAAACAATGATACTCTCGGCTACAGAAATAACCCAAAATTAAAATTACCGGGTGTAGATTTACAATATACAAAAGAAGAGGTCGAAGAGTATATTCGTTGTGCAAAAGATCCTGTTTATTTTTGCGAAAAGTATGTAAAAGTAAAAACTCTGGATAAAGGTATAGTTCCTTTTAATCTATATGATTACCAAAAAAACTTTATAAATAAAATTCACGACAATAGATTTGTTATTTCAAAATGGCCAAGACAGTGTGGTAAATCTACCTGTGTTACGAGTTATATATGCCATTACATAACATTTAACCAAAGTGTTACTGTAGCGATCCTAGCAAACCGTTTAAAAACCGCAAAAGAGGAATTATTTTCAAAACTTCAACTTGCATATGAAAATTTACCGCATTTTCTACAACAAGGAGTTGTAGAATGGAATAAGACGAGCTTTAAGCTTGAAAACGGGTCTAGGGTCATGTGCGACGCAACATCGTCTACAGCGATCCGTGGCGGCTCTTATAACCTATTGCTGTTAGACGAGTACGCCTTCTTGCCAAGCCATGTAGCTGAAGAATTCTATACATCGACATATCCGACAATTTCTGCTGGTACTACGACCAAACTTATTATTGTATCCACACCAAATGGTATGAATCATTTTCATAAACTTTGGGTTGACGCAAAAAGACCGGAAGGGCATAAATTAAAAAATAAATTTATTCCAGTGGATGTTTCGTGGAAGGAAACCCCAATAAGTCCGGGTTCTCCAAAATTAAGAGACGATAAATGGGCGGAAGAACAAATTGCAAATACTAGCCCAGAACAGTTTGAACAAGAATATGGCTGTAACTTTTTAGGTTCTTCAAACACATTAATTTCTTCAACTAAATTAAATGTTTTAGCTGCTGAGGATTTTTTAGAAGAAGATAAAGAAGGTTTAAGAATATTTGAAACACCTATTACCGATAAAATTTATTTTTTACAGGCTGATGTTTCCAGAGGACAGGGGTCAGATTCCTCTGCATTTACAGTTATAGACGGAACATCTTCTCCGTATAAAGTTGTGGCTTCTTTTAAAAATAATACAATTAGCCCGTTTAATTTTCCAACAACAATAAAAAAAGTTGCTGAAAAATATAACAATGCATATGTTTTAATTGAAACCAATGACATTGGCGGTCAGGTTTCTTCTATATTATACAACGACCTTGAATATGAAAATTTGTTAATGACAAAAATAATGGGAAGAAAAGGACAAATTTTATCTCAAGGATTTGCTTCTGGAAAAAGTGAAATGGGGCTGAGAACCACAGCACAAACTAAAAAATTGGGGTGTGCCATATTAAAACGACTTATTGAAGAAGACAAATTGTTATTAAACGATGAGAGAATTATTCAAGAAGTTATGACATTTGTCTCTAAATCAAATACATATAAAGCTGAAGAAGGCCATTCTGATGATTTGATTATGACATTGGTATTTTTTGCTTGGCTAAGTCGTCAAGAATATTATGCAGATTTGATCGAATCCGCTAAATTTAATTACGAAGAAGCAAAAAAACCAGAAGAAGATAATGTTCTATTCATGATGGAAAATAAAGATTTAGATGAGGATAATTTTGTAAATGACGGTGTTGTTTGGTATCCTACATAATTTTTATAAATAATAGATAGAAAAGGATAAAAATGACCAGTCTCAGTTCATTTATAAACCCAAGCCATTACCAAAAAGAATCAATCGGGGTACCATTTTACGCTGCTATGCAAGCAGGTAGCACTTATGTCGCACCAACTTTTAATAACAGCGGGGCTACTGCTGATCTGGGCGGTCTTTTTGGTTGGTTAATTTATGCAAGATCAAATACTGCATATTTCAATCCGGCTAAGGGAACTACTAGTGATTCTTATATCTTATACACAAATCCAAACGATTTAGTAGGCGATTTAAACAAACTTTCAGGAATAACAAATGCTTTACTGGCACAAAGTCCCGGTGGAACCGCTGCGTTATTTACATATAGCGTATCGACAATAACACCCACCACACGTGGTCTCGATTTTATCTATGCTATAAACTATTTGGCTTATGGTGGTTATTTGGTCCTAACCGGAACAACAGCCGGATTTGATACCTTTGAAAATAATACAAATGAAAATTTAGATGTTGTTATAGCTCAAAATAATTTTGGAAATATTGCTAAATGGATTGAAGGTAAATCTTACGTCGTAGGTGTGTTCCCAACACAAGCTTCTAATGGATTTACAGGTGCATCTACAGATATGTTAGATTTTACTACACTTTTTAATGGAGGTATATCACTTACTGGAAATGAAGCAAAAAGAATATTTAATATTCGTGGAACAAAATCACAAACCACTGCAAGTACTCCAGAAGCACCTACAACATTTGATGTAAGCAGTCTTTTAGATAATGGAAGCATGTCATATACAATATCTACAGTATCTGATGTGGCTGGATTTTTTGCAAGAGCTAAAAATAGAAACGAGCTATTTTTAACAATAGGTGGGCTGGACAGATCATATGTTTTAAATGGCTCGCTCAACCAATCAACCGATTGGAATAGCACAGAAAGAACTACATTAAGAAACAAAAAAGTAAACTTTTTTGTAAATTATACTCCAAGATTTTTAGGATCAGATTTAGTTGGGGCAACAGGTGCATCTTCAATAACAGTAGAAGATCGTGTTGGCCCCGCAAAGATGAAACAAGAACTAACTCAAATGTTAAATCAAATTGGTTTAAAATACTCATTTGAAATTAACAACACTGCAACAAGAGATTCGGTATACACCGATATAGAAACTGAATTAAATCAATATTCTGCATATCTTGATAATACAAGAACACAAATAATTTGTGATTCAAGTAACAATACTGACAATAGTTCAACATTAAATATTACGTTAATTGTCAAACCTTTACTAGGAACAGATTCTTTCACAATTAACGTAACATTCACACAATAATGAGCAATTCAATATTAAATTTTAAAAATGGATTTAGAGGCGGAAGCAGACCAAATAGGTTTGAAGTTTTTCCTTCTTGGCCATCTGGTATTTCTATAAACAATACAGAATCAAAATTTAAAATTGTTTCTTCATCTTTGCCCGGTGCACAAATTAATACAATAGGTATTCCTTATAGAGGAAGAACTGTTACTTTTGCCGGGGATCGTTCTTATACACCTTGGTTGGTTGGTGTTTATGATGATAACAACGTAAACAATTTGTGGAAAGCATTTAATCAATGGAAAGAGGCCATGGATGGTCACGTAACCCATAGAGTTGAAAACAATGATTTTGCATATAATCGTTACCAAACTAATTGGAGAGTAAATCAATTAGATTTAAATGGAACTGTTTTGAGAACAATTCAACTTTTTAAATGCTGGCCAAACGTAGTTGGACAAATTGATCTGAGTATGGGAGAAACCAATTTTGTTTCGTTTAATATTTCTTTAACTTTTGATTATATGAAAGTAACAAAGGGATTAAGATCAGGGGGATCTTTATGATTAACGAATTCAAAAATAATTTCTTAGGTGGAACCCGGCAAAACCGTTTTGAAATTGTTGGTGATATTCCTACTGGTGGAAAATTTACAAAATTTCATGTAAGAGCAACAATTTTACCTCAGTTAACCACAACAACAATAGAATATTCTAATTTTGGAAGAAAATATTATTACCCCGGTGAAAAACAATATTCAACGTGGTCATTCAATGTTTTAGACGATATTGGAACACAGCAAGATATGTGGGGAATGTTTCATACATGGCAAGAAAAAATCAATGCGCATGCTACTAACGTTTCTTTTGTTGGAAGTGGAACAAATTATGAAAATTATAAAGCAAACAATTGGCGTGTAAAACATTTAAATTTAAATGATACTGGCACACCGCTAAAAGAATATATTCTTCATGGGTGCTGGCCAACAAAAATTGATCCCTTAAATTTAAACATGTCTTCAAATAATATGTTAAATAGTTTTAACGTTATCATCGCTTTTGACTATCTTCAGATAACAAATATATCAAGAACTTAAAAAGGTAATTATTAATTATGGAAATTGAAGCCTTTGGATTCCAGTTTGGTAAAAAAACACAAACCAAACAAGAAAAATCATTACAATCTTTTGCCGCACCAGAAATGTTCGATGGTACAGTTACTGTCGAAGCAGGCGGATTTTTTGGAACTGCTTTAGACTATGCCAGTTCATTAAAAGATGAAAATGCTTCAATAGTTCAATACAGAAATATGTCAATTTATCCAGAAATTGACAATGCGGTAGATGAAATTGTAAATGCTTCTATAGTGGGCGGTACAGACAATAGACCAGTAAAACTGGATATGACTAACATACCGTTGGCAGAAAATATAAAATTAAAAATACAAAAAGAATTTGAAAAAATCTTATATCTTTATGATTTTAATTCTAAATCTTATGAAATTTTTAGAAGATGGTACATCGATTCAAAAATATTTTACAACATAATAATTGATAAAGATCTTCCATCCGATGGTATTAAAGAAATAGTTCCAATAGATCCGCTAAAGATTAAAAAAGTTAGAAAAATTAAAAAGGAAATGGATCGCGTTGAGGGACAACCAGTATCATTGATAAAAGACATTGAAGAATTTTATCATTATACCAATACTGACAGAGAAACGTATATGATGACCGGACCCGGCGGTCTCCACCTTTCTCTTGATAGTGTTGTATATGTTCCTTCAGGTATCGTAGATCTCAATACAAAAAGAGTTTTAGGATATCTTCACAAAGCAATTCGTCCTTTAAATATGTTACGACAGCTGGAAGACGCTCTTCTTGTTTATAGAATTGCTAGAGCACCAGAACGAAGAGTGTTTTATGTTGACGTAGGGCAATTACCAAAACAAAAAGCCGAACAATACATGCGAGATATGATGAGTCGATTTAGAAATAAATTGATTTACAATCAATCCACAGGAGAAGTGAGAGATGAAAGAAATCATCTTTCGGTTCTTGAAGATTATTGGTTGCCCAGAAGAGAAGGTTCACGTGGCACTGAAATTTCAACTCTTCCCGGTGGACAGGCAATGTCCCAAATTGAAGACGTAGATTACTTCCGTAAAAAATTATACAATTCTTTAAATGTTCCAATCAGCAGACTTACATCAGAATCCACAGGATTTAATATGGGCCGTTCTGTTGAAATTACGAGAGAAGAAGTAAAATTCTATAAATTTATCGAAAGATTACGACACCAATTTTCAAAATTGTTCCTTGAAACCTTACGTGTTCAATTGCTTTTGCGCGGTGTTATGACCGATGATGATTGGCGCGAAATAAAGCCAATGATGAGAATTGTTTTTAATACAGATAATTATTTCTGGGATCTAAAAGAATCAGAAATTTTAGCTGAAAGATTAAAAATGATTTCCATTGTAGACCCATATGTCGGAAAATATTTTTCTAGTGCTTATATTCGTAGAAATATTTTAAGACAAACAGAAGAAGATTTGAGACAGATGGATAAAGAAATGGAAGTAGATAGAGCAAAAATGCAACAAGAACAGATGGCTCAAATGATGCAGCAGCAACAACAAATGCAAGCGGAAGGCCAATAATATGGAACCAATAACAAAAACATTATTAAAAAATGGTATTTTTGAAATGCTTCGGGAAGACGAAGAATACTTTAAACAAAATATTATTCAGGCCCTTTCTATTAAATTAAACGATTGTATTACCGAAACAAAACAAAATATTTGTAAAAAATTGATGTTGGCTGAACCTCAATTAACAGAAAACAACACGATGATTAGTGGATTTGTTTCTTTTTTAGAATCTTTTGAACCCGGAAAATTTAAATTTAAAGATGAATCAATTATAAATATTACGGAATCAGATATAGAAAATATTAAAGTATTGTTTGAAAAATTAAATGGAAAAAATCGTTTAAGAATGGTAAACGAAGTATTCAAAAATCCTAATAATTTTAAACAACACATAAATTTTTCAAAATCAACAAAGGAAATCCTATGAAAGAAAACATCAGAGAAATGATCAAGAGTGTAATTGAAGAAAACGCGGTATCTTTTAAAGACACCGCCACACAAGCACTCTACGGCAAAGTTGCTTCCAGATTGGAAGAAGAATACAAAAACGTAGCAAAAAAAATAATGAAAGTATCAAATGAAACTGATAACTGAATTAACTGAAGATATCAAATATATTAAAGAAGATGCCGGAAATGGTTCCAAGAACTATTTCATTGAAGGCATTTTTATGCAAGCAGAGCAAAAAAATAGAAATGGAAGAATTTATCCACAAAATATTTTAATAAAAGAATGCAAAAGATATATTAATGAATATGTTGCTAAAGGTCGTGCCTTGGGCGAATTAAACCACCCAACTGGGCCTACAGTAAATTTAGATCGTGTTTCTCATATAGTAAAAGAACTTCATGAAGATGGTAATAACATCATCGGAAAAGCAAAAGTTCTTGATACCCCAATGGGAAAAATTGTAAAAAATCTTATCGATGAGGGAGCACAGCTCGGCGTTTCAACACGGGGTATGGGTTCTCTAAAATCAAGAAATGGTTTCCAAGAAGTTCAAGAGGATTTTATGTTGGCTGCAATTGATATTGTTGCCGATCCTTCTGCTCCAAATGCTTTTGTAAACGGTATTATGGAAGGAAAAGAATGGATTTTTGAAAATGGTATGTGGCAAGAAAGAGATAATGAAAGAGCATATAAGTTAATAAAAAATTCTTCGTCCAGAAATCTCAATAAAAACATAGTAAAAGTTTTTGAACAATACTTCAAAAAATTATCATGAACAAAACTTTAAAAAATTACATGATTCGTTCATTAGATGAAGGAAACAAAAATTTTTCAGAATCTAAAAATTTTTCATTTTTTATGGAAAATTATGGTAATAAAAAAGATGGTTTTGATGGTGGTCGCGGATCGGGTTTCAGTAAAGAAAAAACACAATCTTGGAGACCAACTACAAACGTTGAAGACATTTTATTAGGAGATACTGATGATATTGGAAAACTTGGTGCCCAAGGTCTTTATCTGGGAGGAGCTGGGCTATCTTTAATTTCTCCATCTCTTGCAAGATTGATGAAGGGTGGAGGGCTTGGATTTGCAAGAAAATTTGCACCAAGATCATTTGCAAGAAATGTTGCAAAAGGTGCTGGTACCGCCATGTTAACAAATCTTGGTGATTCTATTTTGGGACAACTTCAACAGTTGACTGGATTTGATTTTGTAAATGCAAATTTGGGACAAATGGCTAAAAGAAATATAGAAAATGTCATGGGTGGTTCTGGAAAAATAAAACTTGTTCACCCACAACGAAAAACTTCTTTATCACAAAATTGATAAATTTAATTTTTAGAATAATTACACAATATAAATAATTTTACATCAAAATAAAGGATCCTTTGATTATGAAAAACAAGAAAAGAAATACAATTTCTGAAGCAGCAGCCGAAGCCATGGGTTTAGGTGCAATTTCAGACGGTAAACCAGACTACGATGCTACAGGAAGAGGTTCCATGACAGCATCACCAGTAGTAACAGGAATGGCAGCAACAACCCCAGTAGGTGCACCAGTTGTTCCTATGGCTGCACAACTTTCAATGGGTGGTGGCATGAAAATGGCTGCTGCTTCATCTGAAGAAGAGGGTGAAGAAGAGGGTGAAGAAGTAGAAGAAACCGAAGAAACCGAAAATACTGATGAAGAAGAACAAATGAAAATGGAAGCGCGTGAACAATTCCGTGCTGGTTTAGTTTCTCTTCTCGGTGAAGAAAACGTATCTGAAGACACCGTAGTTCAACTTGAAGCAATTTTTGAAGCTGCAGTAGAAGACAGAGTTCAAAAAACCGTTGCACTAATTGTTGAAAACGTTGATTCTAACGTAAAAACATATCTAACAGACATTACTGAAAATCTTGTAGAAAAGGTAGATGATTATCTTGACTTCGTTGTAGAAGAATGGATGACAGAAAATGCCGTTTCTGTTGAACAAGGAATTAAAACACAAATCGCAGAAAACTTTATCAACGGTCTAAAGAACCTATTCGAAAACCATTATATTGATGTTCCAAACGAGAAATATAATGTTCTTGATGATCTCTATTCAGAAAACAGAGATCTTGAGAATAAGTTGAATGAGGCTTTAAATGTTAATATGAAATTAAAGAAAGAAGTTTCTTTAACTGAATGTGCTGGAATTTTTGTTGCTGAAACAAGAGATCTAGCAGACACACAAGTCGCAAAACTTCAAAATTTAATGGAAAACGTATCCTTTGCTTCTCCAGAAGAATATAGAGAAAAATTAGTAAGCATTAGAGAAAACTATATGAATACTAATAGTGTTTCTAGACCAGCAAAGGTTGTTGAACCAGAACAAACATTTACCCCAGTAAAATCAGCACCAACAACATTAGTAGAAAATTATGTTGGTGCTATCGGCAGACTAAACAGAAAAGTTTAAAAATAAATTTTTCTAAATAATTTTAACTCACAGGAGAAAACTTAAAAATGCAATTCGCAGAAAATACACCATATGACGTTTTAACAGAAAAATGGGAGCCTGTCCTCGGACACGAAGCTCTTCCCTCAATCCAAGACGATTACCGCAAAAAAGTAACTGCAGTACTTCTTGAAAACCAAGAACAAGCTATGCGCACTCAATATCTCACAGAAGATATGGGTGGCAATGCCAATCTCGGTGGTCCTTCCACTTCTAGCCTTTACAATCAAGGTAAGGTATCTGGCTACGATCCAGTATTAATTTCACTGGTTCGTCGTTCAATGCCAAATCTGATGGCCTATGATATCTGCGGCGTTCAACCGATGACCGCTCCAACCGGATTAATTTTTGCAATGCGCTCAAATTATCAATTCGGTGGAACAGGTACAACCTATGGAAATGCCGGATATGTCGAAGCTATGTTCCAAGAGCCACAACCATCTTATGGTGGTTCAGGTTGGACATTAGGTGCATTTGCAGCATCTAAGGGTCTTTCCGCTGGTTGGAACTATGCATCTGGTATCACACCAGCAAGCATAGATGCCATCCGTGGTATCCTTACAGAAAATGGTGAAGCTATTGGTAAGAACTCACCATATGCAAACTGGAACCAAATGGCCTTCTCAATTGATCGTGTTGCAGTACAAGCTCGTACACGCGCTCTGTCCAGCAACTACACAGTTGAACTTGCACAAGATCTCAAGGCCGTTCACGGTCTTGATGCAGAGGCTGAACTAGCAAATCTTCTAAGCACAGAAATTCTTGCCGAAATCAACCGCGAAATCGTCAAGACAATTTACCATGTTGCTAAGAAGGGTTCAGTACAACAAGATCTAAACACCGCTGGTGGTGGCGTATACGATCTTGATGTTGACTCTGACGGTCGTTGGTCTGCTGAACGCTTCCGTGGCCTCAGCTTCCAAATTGAACGTGAATGCAACCAAATCGCCAAGGAAACACGCCGTGGCCGTGGTAACTTCATCATCTGCGATAGCGATACCGCAGCTGCTCTTGCCATGTCTGGTTTCATGAGCCTAAGCCCAGCAATTGCTCCTCAACTAAACGTTGATGATACACAAAGCACATTTGCTGGTGTTCTTTCGGGTAAGATCCGCGTCTATATTGATCCATACAGCCCAGCTGGTTACAACTTCTTTGTAACTGGTTATAAGGGTGAATCACCATATGACGCAGGTATCTTCTACTGCCCATACGTTCCGCTACA